AGCGATGCGGCTTCCCAGATGGGATAGAAGTGAAGACCAATTGCGTTGGAAGAGGGAACAACTGCACCAGAGATGATGTTGTTACCATACATGAGTGAACCAGCGACGGGTTCACGGATGCCATCGATGTCCACAGGAGGAGCAGCGATGAAGGCGACGATGAAGCAGATAGTTGCTGCCAACAGAGTTGGGATCATCAGTACGCCGAACCAACCGACATAGAGGCGGTTATTGGTGGAAGTAACCCACTCGCAGAAGTTTTCCCACGAGGATTGTGATTGTTGTCTTGAAAGAGTTGTAGTCATTTGAAAAAGGGTAAGAAAGATCGCTAGGGATGCGACGGTTAGAATATATCCCACACCACCCTCCAGTGTGGGTATTAGAGACGTGGTTTAGACTCCCTATAGGTCTCGGTTTGAGGGGAGTTACACTAGGAAATGGAACGTTACATTCCTTAACCCGATGATGTATTTATTATAACCTATGGTCGGTTTTCCGTCAACCCTGAAAGTTGAGTATAAATGCTCAACTTGGTGACGAGACGGGAACCATCATGCCGCCACCAAAGTCGTCATCATCATCTACATTGCCCTCTGTGAGCAAAGCGGCGAAGATAAATCCCCCTACCATGGAAGCGGCTATGACTAACATATCAGTCACCATACTCCTGGGATGATTTGCCCAGTGGTAAGGTACGATCCAACTGCTGCAACAAAACCAACCATTGCTGCACGAGCGTTCAGAATTTCTGCTTCAGGTGTGAATCCAAATTTCATTTTTTGTTCTCCAAAGTTTTGTTTGTGATAATAATCTTCTCTCCATCATGAGAGAATTGCAATTCGTCATCAGGATGCCACAGTAGCTCTTCATACAAATCGTCGAGCTTCTGGATATCCTTCCATAATGCATCAGGGTCAGGCATAAAATCAGAAGATACCAAAGAATAGTTTACCAGTAATGGCGTAAGAAATCAAGCCCGAAACGATTCCACCCATTGCCCAGCGTCCGTTGTACATCTCCTTGAATTGCATAGGAGAGAACAGACCCTTGCGGTTGTAGTCTTCGACTACCATCTGGGGTTCCTTGGCAAATAAATTTTGCTGCCCGTATTCATTCGTTGTTACGGTCATTGTCTTTTTGTTAAGAACTGTTACATAGTATATAGCAAAAAAAGAGGGGCGTCAAGCCCCTCTTCAATAATTATTTCTGATCAATCACATTTTGTTTCCTTGCCTGACGGGACAACCAGAAGGCGACACCAATCAAAGCGAAGTAGAACAAGGTGTCATCTATCATAACCAGGAAGAACACAACTGAACCACCAACCTTATACATGGGAGGGATGGGGATCAGTTCTACCAGACGACGCACCTGCTTTTCAAATACAAAGAAGTATAGTAGTGCAAGTGCAGTCATCACATACTCACTATAAGGTACAACAAAGTACAGTGAGATGATAACAAAGATTGGAAAGTAGTGTCGTTCAGGGACCTTACTCAAGGTCGTAACACTTGCTCTCCAAAAATTCTGGATTGTCTTTGAGAAACGCTGTAACATATGAGTCAACATCTAACTCCATCTTATAGTGTGCGTGTGTATGAATGCCTTGGATCACACCCAAGAACCCAACGATACACAGGTTGATCAAAGTGAGGGGGTGAAAGAGATGGCGCATTAAAAAAGGGGTCCGAAGACCCCTGTATTATAGCAGGTTTGGATCAGAAGGACCAGGTAGCACCCAGTTTTGTTCCGTAACCACGATCAACAGAGTCAGAACCAGATCCGACGAAGGAGACCTCACCATATACGGAGACAGACTCGGTAGCGGCGATGGATGCACCAGCCTTACCAGAAGGAACGGTGTCAGCAGCAGCGCCGTCAGGATTGACATAGCTAGCACCACCCTGCACGTACCAGTCAATGGCACCAGTGTTTCCAGCGTAGCCTACGTGAGCGTCTGTGGTGGTTCCGTTGTAATCCGAGCCAGTGAAACCCGAGTTTGCCTCTACGTTAACGTAGGGTCCTGCCAGGGCAGCACCAGGAGCAGCGAAAGCAACAGCTGCAGCGGCAGCAGCGAAAGCAGTTTTGATCATGTTTGTTTTCCTAAATTTGTTGGACAGTAGGTATATAGCACAGAAAAGTTACAAAAGTCAACACCCTTGTGACACTTTTTCTGCACCAGAGCGGGTGATCGGAATCGAACCGACGACATCTAACTTGGAAGGATAGCGTTCTACCGCTGAACTACACCCGCAGGGTGGGAGAGCGTTACTTCCCCCTAGGCTCGCCACTTGTTCTTTGACTGGAAACAAGAAACCAGGCGGCAGCAAACACCCGCACCACTTGCTTTTGAGGAGAAGCAAGAAACCCGAGGGGTCTAGGACCCATCCCGACCAGGGCGCTTTTAGCGTCGTCCCGAGACGTGGGTCATTATGACTCCACCAGGGTATGTTTAGAGTCTATCCAAGACTAATGGTGTCGTTACCCTCTTCATCATCCTTGACTTGATAAGGATCATTGAAGGTGATGGTATCCGTACCTTCTGCACCAGAGATGACGGTATCACCACCAAAATCTAGCACATCCTCACCGATACCACCGAAAGGAATGTTGACAGGACCAGCAGCTGCAGCACCAAAGGTCTCTGCGTTAGTAGCAGACAGATAGTCAGAGTTCAACTGGAAGTTGTAAGCAGACTCATCATAGGCTGGGTACTCACTGGGAAAGTTAATAACCATACCAGTTTCCACAGGTTCCAGGGTACGCAGTTTGTCATAGATCTCAAAGAGATCACGAACAGAGTCACCACTCTTGTTCTGCAGTGCCTCCAGTAGTTCCTGGCGCACTAGTTCTTTTGCTTCAGCGAGACGAGACATTATCTTTGATATAGCAAGGGACAGTATCGGGATCTAACCACTTCGTGTACTCAAAATCCTCCATGGCAATAGTCATTTGCATGGCATTGTCACAGAGGTACATGTCAGAGTACCGCTTGGTGTACTCGTGTGCTTTTTGAATACGAAAGTCGGGCATCCCGTTGGTTTCCAGTGTACCACACTCGACGTAGCGGTACGGGAAACGCTCAAGAAGGATTTTCATTAGAAGGAGGGATCTCCAGGAACGTCATCATCATAGGGCAAGTCAGGCATAATGTCAAGCAGTGGTTCGATCTCTTCTGTGATCGGTGCTGCGATGACTGCACTGCCATCAGGGCGACGGACTAGAAAGTGCTCGCCCTGGTTTTCAATCAGATCCATGTAGTTATCGAAGTTAGCTTGGAACTCTTCTTCGGTAACCTCACGCATTTCTTCTACTTGTTTCATACGTTACAACAAATGTCTTTTTCTTGAAGATACTTGAGGGTGTCTGTACATCCACCCAGATGCTTCTTATCCATGAGCACCTGTGGGAAAGTTGCGTCCTCCCCAAAGAGACTATAGAAATCAGCACCTGTGAACTCTCTACCTAGTCTATACTCAACAAACTTGAACTCATTCAATTCAAAAAGCAATCTGATCTGCTCACAATAACGGCAACCGTGCTTTGAATAGATGGTAAATGTCATTTAGAAAGTTGGGCGAAATCTTGTTCAAAAATATTTAGACCAGCGTCGGTTAGGACGTGGTTGTACATTTTATCAAACACTGACACAGGCAGGGTAACTACGTTAGCACCATACAAGAGGCAGCGAGCAACGTGATGAACATCACGAAGAGAAGCAGCGAGGATCTGGGTCTTCTGTCCCTGTGTGCAGTAAAGACCAGCGATAGCACGAACCAGTTCGACGCCGCTGCAACTATTATCGTTCATCCGACCCACAAATGGGGAGATGTATGTGGCACCTGACAAAGCGGTCACCGCTGCTTGAGCAGCAGAGAAGCACAGGGTCACGTTAGTCTTGACGCCACGACCAGAGAGTTCCTTGCAGGCAATCAGACCCTCTTTGTGGAGAGGAAGTTTGATAGTTACTGCTTCGCCCAGACCGATGTAGTTCTCTGCGTCTTCCAGAAGTTCTTCTGCTGTACGACCATTGACTTCTGCTGATACAGATTCAAATGCGAAAGACTCATCACACAACTGTGCGATAAGATCTCGGTATGGTACACCTTGCTTACGAACAAGTGTAGGGTTGGTTGTTACGCCTGCGATGATGCCAGTGCGAGATCTTTCGATGATAGCATCGAAGTCTGCTGTGTCTAGAAAAATTTTCATTGTAATATTGTTGGTATAGATGTACCAATCGGGTGTATAGGATTTGAACCTATGACCTCTCGCTCCCAAAGCGAGCGTTCTACCAAACTGAACTAACACCCGTGTGGTGAGGAGTCACCGCTCCTCAAAATCAATTCGTCGGACCTTGCGTTGTCGCCGTTCCTCCTGAAAAGCCAAGTCTTGTGGTGACAGACTCGGTGTAGACTTTTCCTTCTGTGTTGAAACGATCTCTACCAGTGACAAATCCTTTCCTGATATGCTGGTCCCACGGATGCTCGTAAGGTTCGGACACCCGCAGCACCTGGTTTTGGTTGGATGACTCTCTAATAACTTGTTGCAATTCCTGCATCTGATTACTAACATTGTCCATCTTCGCTCTTAAGTAGGCGAGTTCTAGGTAAATTTCTTGCAAATCTTTGTGCTTCGTTTTGTCTTTGCTCATTAGTATATGAATACTATGGGTGAAGAGGGGATCGAACCCCCGACCCTCTCCGTGTAAAGGAGATGCACTACCGCTGTGCTATTCACCCAAGGCGTCTTGGGCAGGACTCGAACCTGCGACCGACTGTTTAGAAGACAGTTGCTCTATCCAGCTGAGCTACCAAGACATAAAAGACACTATAGCATAGTGTCAGTAGATTGTCAACCAGTGACTCTTTGGAATCCTGTACCAGACATCCAACCACCAGGACCAGATTGAATCTGTTCTGATCCACCACCAAGTTGTGGCATGGGGTCTAGTTGAGTAGTAGTTTTACCACTACCAATGGCAATCTGATACATTCTCTCGTGAATGTCATTAGAGATGCCAGTGGTTTCTTCTGCTAGCAGTAGATGTTCTGCTACACAGAGATCGTGCTGTGCTTTTAAGATCTCCTGCTTCTCACTGTAGTAAGCAGGTCCAAACCAGGGATCGTCTTCTAGGTAAGCGGGAGCTGGGTATGTCATGAAAGATTCAAACGGCGAGTGTAGTCATAGGAGTAGGTTTCCCTAGCACCTTTGATACCCCATCCTAACCAATAGTAGGCAGGAACCATGTATTGGGAGACAGTTTTACCACTGCCCTCAAATTCAGGTAGGTAACGTTGGAAGACGTTCTCGTTAATCATGTAACGAGTCTGTCCCTCTAGACTGCTGGGGTCACAATCATATTTATCACAGAACCTACCAAGATTATCGTAGCGACCTATTGAGGTCCACTGAATAAGACCATAGCCACCGCTATGACAATCCCCGTAAGAAACTCGAGCCCCTCCCTCGCATATGTTGGGAATAAACTTGCTCTCCTGTTTAATGTTTCCCATGATCGTAGCAAGAGCATTACGATCAGTGATTCTTGTGTGTTCTTGGAGTTGTGCGAGGACATATTGTTCTTCTGGTGTGCAGTCTTCACACTTCCAAGTTGGCGCAGTGTATTCTACCACAGGTATTTCAGTAACCTCTGGAGATTTAACAGGAGGGAACGTGAACCCTGCTGCAACAGCTGCTGTGGCGGCGACACTAGCACCAACCAATGAAGCGATAGTCATGTGTTTCATGCGTCAACCATCATATAGTAACACAGTATCTATGCAACGTCAAGGTGCCTAGGGGCGTAATATGCCTTGTAGTATGCCACTATTCCATCTGTCCTCACGTTGCCTTGGGACACCCAGTCGTGGGAGCATTCCACAATACTTTTCTGACTATAGACAGGCGATCCGTCTTCTTTGAGCTCGGATCCAAATCTCTTGAGCAGCAGAGCATATACCTTTGCTCTAACATCCATGCGTTCGTCACTGTAGCGCCAGTCTTCAGTCATAGTTGAGTAGCATCTCACCCAGAATTGTATCACCATTGACATTGGTTGTCAAGCTAAATATATACGTGGTTAAATTTAGATCAAATGAAAAAAGCAATTGCAGCTTTTGGAATGCTTCTGATGACATCACCTGCTATGGCTGGTGGACTTGTTACTAAACACTCTTCTAGTGTACAACTTAACGTAGACGCAGCGCGTTCTACTGCCACGAGAATCGGTTCCTCGTTCAGTATTTCAGGTTCAAATATTGATACTACGGACGGTTCGACTGCAGGCACAGTTTCTGCTGGTACTATCACCTCTGGTGTATATTCCCCAGGAACTATTGCAGCAACCCAAGACACCGCTGGAGCAGCATTTAGTTTCACACAATCTTATACACAGGCTGATGCTGTACCCACAAGTGCAGCTACCGTAGGTGCAATTCCTAACTTCGGTTCTGTTACTTCTTACACAGCTGGAACTGCTGGTTCACTAGCAGGTACTGTAACCAGTGCAGGTGTACTTACCGTAACCGCTGGTGGAGCTGGTACAAGTGCCGTGGGACAATTTGTTTCCGAGGTTACTGTAATTGATTGAGGATCCTCGCAATGACCCGTTTTGGAAAGACAATCACATCTATTGTGACAAGTGCGGCGGCAGTCTTGACTACTGCTGTCGCTGCCCAGGCGGTCCCCGTGGTCCCAAACTTCACCCAGGGCTCGATGACGAGCCACACGGAGACGACTCAAACAATAACTGAAACTATCAATAGCATGGATTATAGTACAGGATATCAATATTCTGCTACTGGTTCAGGTGTATCTGCCAGTGGGAATCTTTCCCCTGGCACCTCTAGTAATTCTGTATCAATCGAAGGAGTGAATTCAACATGGACTGGCGTGGGTTCAAAACCAAGTTTCACACAAACAACACCAGGAGCAGCGTTCCAGTTTACGGAAACGTATTCGGGACCAGGGCTCCAAAACCATACGATCATCCAAAGGGTGACGGAGGTTACAAGCGTCACAGACACAACAAGTATCTTCTCGCAATAAAAACTCTATGTCTATCTGCTCTAGCTGTAAGTGCAACTGTCCCTGCAAATGCAGAGACTGTCGGGGGTGTGAGTGCAACGGCAAGTCCCGTCGCAAATAGCTCTGGCTCGGTGACCAATCAAGCCATTCAGGTATTGCAAGGTCCTTACATTACCAATACTTATGGTGGAGGAATCCAGTGTCAAGGACCCACCCGTAATTTTACTCCCTATATAACAGGAACTGCATCAGCTTCCAAACCATGGGAACCATATTACGATGACCCTGTATATGATATCAGTGATAATGCTGGTGCCTTCGATGAGAATGGGAATGCAATTGGCGATGGAATTATTGATAATCCTGGCCGCATTCTTTTCCACAAAAAAACTAGAACTGGACAGAAGGATAACTACAGTCTAGGTCTAGGTTTCTCTATGACGTGGAGTACACCAACAGATAAAAATCTGCAGGATCTATGTAAGAAAGCAGCACAAACACAGATCGAATTGAATAGTCAACTTGCTGCCAATAAGAGATTGGATTTTGAGATCGCGAGACTCAAAAATTGTGGTCAATTGTTAAAGGAGGGAATTCGTTTTGCTCCTGGTACTAGGTACGCCAAGGTATGTGAGGATGTGCAAGTGTCTGGTGTGAACTTCATGGTTCCACACGTACACAAGATTCCTCCTACTTCTTCGTCTTCGCCTTCACAGCGCGAAGCTTTGCAATCGCTTGATTCCGATCCCGCTGCTCTGCTTGGCGCTCCTTTACAGACAAGATCTTCATTTGTTTCCCCCTGATTGCAGCAACCTTCTTCAAGACTTTCTTCACTGTGGGTTTAATAACCTTCAGTAAGATGTCAGCAAATGGTTTAGCAATCAGTGCAGATGTAGTAGCAACAACAGCAATACCTCCAGTGGTGATAACAACACTCGCTGGGGGTATTCCATTTATGGCTTGCTCAACGATGGGTATGTCTCTCACTTCCCTGATACATTGAGTGCCAACTAATTTATATCCTGTGACTTCTTTCCTACCACTGTCAAAGATGTGACCAACTGGTTCCTCTGACAATTGCTTCTGGGTAGGACATTCAATCTTTGCTGCAGCAGGAGGAGTAGTCTCTGGTGTTTTCTTTGGTGTCTCTGCTGGTTCTGGTGTTTTCTTATCTGGTGGCGCACCAATAGGTGGCACTGGAGTCTCACGCTCAAGCTTTAACTTGCTTCTATTATAATCCATAGGACTGAACGATGGTGTGCCTGCATCACAGTACACCTTAACACCTTTCGGATCGTCAATCTCTAATTGATTGTTGTCATTACGTTCATGAGCCTCCACACAGCCAGGCATGTCCACGACAGGGACACCAATCATGTTAGTGACTGGATAGATGGGAGGAACACTAGGGATTCGTGCCTCTGGAGCAGTCCAAATGTTAATTGGACCGATGTCAAGGTCACGAATCCTAATGCTGTCTGTACTAATCTGTGGGATATCCATCAGGGTAGAGGGATAGCACCACCTGTTGCACTTGGAAGTTTCGGTACTTCGGGCATTGCTTTGTCTACAATACCAGGCAGTGCTCTAGTCACTGCTTCTGTTACTGATTTGGTAACACGTTCTCTAGCACGTTCAGTAATAGATTCTCTATTCAAGTACACATATCCAGTGGTGCCTACTACCGTCAGGGATACTAGTCCCGATAGTAGTGCCACTACGTTAATCACCTTTTGCATCTTTCTTTTCCTCACTTTTTTTATCTTTATCTTCGTCTTTCTTTTTAGACGCTTGGACTCCGAACGTAGCTAAAGTCGTTGTAAAGACGCTGGCTATAAATGTCGGATCGATTTGTCGTTGTGGAATGCCAGGAACAGTTACATAATTAAGTGTAAGAATTGCTGCCGACCACCCAAGAATAATAACACGCACCAATGCGGACAGACCTTCGTCTGCCCATTCAAACTTTTCCTTCTTCTCTGGCGCTTCCTTTACAGGAGTTTCTGCCATGTCTGGAATAGTTGAGGCACCTTTATTTAGTCTGCAAGGTAACCATTTTCTTTTAGCCATTGCCCTGTCAGTGGTGTGGGTGGATACACTTTCCACATCTCACCAGTAGCACAGGCGTCCAATGCTTTAGCAGTCATACCTTCAGTGCGACCTGCCCATCCTGCTTCTGCCTCCCAAGGCACAGCATTTTTAGGATAGGTACGTTCAGCAAGTGTACGCCAGATCGTGGGGACTTCTTCTTCAGGTTTGATGATGGCAATCATACTATTGTTAATAGTTCCTGCCATACAATCCTGTGCAGCATGCCACCCTTCATGTCTAGTGACACTCATGAGTGTGCTTTGACGATGCATGAAAGCATCATTCAAAAAGAAGTTGTTACCTACAGTATGATAGACACCTCGGTGTCCTGGTGGAAAGTATTTTGTATCTGCTAGAAAGACCTTAACTCCGATCCGATCAAAAGCGGCGATGATGTCATTAAACTCACTAACAACAGCAGAAAAATCGCTGTCGGGATAACGATCGACAAAATCCTGAATACTTGTGACTCGTTTAACATTATCGGTACACTCTAGTAGCATCATGCATCCCATAGAATCCATAGAGTGGTAACCCTTGGTGGGTTCCGCTGCTACAGGCACAGTCATACCATGTGCTGCTCCGAGAAGCAGACCTGACAAAATATACTTAAACATAATAATCCTCAATGTGTTATTTATCTTCGTTGTACCAGAAGTCGTTCCAGTCTTCTTCTGTTGCTTCGTAGATAGGGCAAGGTTCTTCCATAAGGAGATCAACTTTTGCTCTTACCATTCTAGCACGGATTTGTTCTTCTTGCTCTTTAGTTAGAATACTCATTGAGAATGTCTAGCATACGGTTCAACATATGATCAGCACCTGAACGCCAATCATCATTCTTGTGGTCGTACTTACCATCACCGATCTCGTTTTTTAACTTAAGAACGTGATGCAGTGCATCAATCTTAAGCAATCGTCCTCTTGGCATAATAAAAAACCACAATGAGATATTTATTTGTTGTTCTCGAACAGACCAATGAAATATTCAGCATCCACCACAATCAGTGGCTTCCTCCTGTTCTTCTTCATGACTACGATAGGTTCATAGTCACCAGAATTTTCACACGCTTGTTCGTATGCGTCCCAAACATTGAGACGTTCAACGTTCTTACATTCTATCGAGTGTGGGAACTTTTGTCTAGCTGCTCGTGCCATAATGAGATCTTCCCCACCAGCACCCATAGATCTAGACTCGATGTCCTCTGGATGTACATCCAGCATCTCAATTAGTTTCTCTCGAACCCACTTCTGTAGGTTCCTACCCTTTGCTTTAGCACTACTAGTTTTCATAGCCACGGATCTGGTATTTGTATCTCATTGCTTGGAGAAACCATGCGTCCGTCAGACACTTCGGACCCTCCATGATGATCTTCGCTTGCTTGGCGTTCACACTCGGATCCGATAGTGCTTTCTTTTTCCAGTCGGGAAGTTCGTTTGTCATGTAACCACCTATAAAATATATTCATTCGGGTATGTTATCTCCTCGCAGAAACTTACCCCAGTTTACAGTATTATAATCTATGCTATTATCCCAGCAGAACTTCTGCATGACACGCATCAATTGTTCTTCATCCATCCTGGTCCACCAAAAGATTTCATGCTGGTCTCTTGGATCAGCAACCTGGCGCATGACCTTAAGGTATTGTTCAACCGCTTTGGGTTGCTTGGGGTCTGCAACCATTGGTTTTGGCAGGGGAGTATCAGGATTCATAAGTTTATCAATGTATTGTCGTCATCATAGATGAACCTCTTGTCCAATGTGGTGAGGTCAAATGCAATAGTAATTCTAGGAAAGTCTTCCTGATGAATAGATGTATAGTGTGGGATATAATTTGGGAAGAGAGTTAACTTCCCTGGCACATTTTCTGCTTGATATACCTGCCCGATATCATCCATTGGATTGACATATACTGTACAAGTATTACCAGCAGTGACGGTGAAGTGTCCTCCAAGGTATGTATAAGGGTGAGAACAATGCCAATGTCTCTGAATCTGTTCTCCTCTCCTCAATACATTTGCCCAGCATCTGATACGAAGCTTGGGTGGTTTCTCTAGAAGACCAAACAAACTTTGATAGTATTGTCTATGAAATTTCTTGATCTCTTTATGTAACTGGTCTGTAGCAGGAAACCCCCAGGACAGGACATTAAAATGCCTGAACCTAGAGGTAAGACTTTCCGAACCAAGACCAGTATTCCCATCACTAGTGGCAGGAAACTGTTCTTTGATTTCTATTTCTTTTTTTAGTACGATATCAGCAAGAGAATCTAAATCTAAATCAATCTGCTTCTCTGCAATTGTGTAGTCCCAGGTTGGTGCAAAAGGAGTTTGTGGTTTGTCACTTGCGAATCGTGTAGCACTCCATTCATTCATAGTTTAAACCCAGAGAATGTCTTTTCACCAACGTCCTGTTTGATACCACCGATGACATAAGACTCAACCTCTGTCTCCTGTGGTGCTACCTGCATGGTCTTGGAGTTCAACCAGTGCTCTGTCCAGGGGAGAGGATTGTTGGAGATAGGTTGATTGAAGACAGGTTTCATGTTGATAGACTTCATGCGACGATTCGCAATCCATTCAACATAGTTCTGCAGCAGTTTGGAGTTGAGACCAATCATGCTACCATCTTTGAACAGATACTCTGCCCAGTTCTTCTCTTCCTCTACACAGTCACGGAACATCTGGACGACGTTCTGCTCTTCCTCTTCAATGATCTTCACCATGTCAGGGTCATCACCCTTCTGCCAGTTCTTGATCATGTTCATGGTGATAGTCATGTGCTGTGACTCATCACGAGCAATCAGACCGATGATCTTTGCATTGCCTTCCATGACTTTGAGTTCACCGAAAGCAAAGGAGCAAGCGAAAGAAACATAGAAACGAATACCCTCAAGGATGTACACGTTCATGACTGCACGATAGAGTCTACGCTTCAGATCACGCAGTGTCCATTCAGCACTAGGAGAATCTTTCCAGTCTTCCTTCCACCAGTTACCAGTGCCATACTCCTGTGCAGCATTGATGAAGTCATCGTATGCCCTGGTGACACTAGCAGCACGTTCAATGATCTTCTCATCGTCGATGATAGTATCAAGAACTTCGGTAGGATCTGGGTACACATTCTTAATGATGTATGTGTACGAGCGACTGTGGATCATCTCCATAGTCTGCCAGATATTCATAGCACCTTCAAGTTCAGGTAGTGAACAGTAAGGTGCAAAAGCCATCCCAGGACCACGCCCTTGTACAGAATCCAGGAGGATCTGGTACTTAAGGTTGGAAGTGAAAATGTGCTTCTGCTCGGGGCGAAGTGTTTGATAGTCTGCACGGTCCTTCTGGAGCGACACCTCTTCAGGTCTCCAGAAGTATCCCAGTTGCTGTTGAGTAAGTTTCTCAAAGACAGGATACTTGTATTGATCATAACGTTGCACTCCCAGAGGGGCACCGAAGAACATAGGTTGCTTCAATGCATTCACATTGTTGGTATTGAAGACAGTCATGCCTTCTACAGGTTTCTTTGGCATATCGTCGTTGACTCTAAATTTTGCAACTGTCACAATCTTCTTCCTCGGTGTCTAGAATTTGGGTAAGTAGGTCTTCGATGCTCTGTTTCTTCTCTTCTTCTTTGTCTTCGTCTTCTTTTACGTCATAAGTGTTTTGATAGTATGAAGTTTTCCAACCGTACTTGTATGTAGTGAGAAAATCTTGTGCCATGACTGACACAGGGATCTCATTGTTGGGGTAATTTAGTGGATTGTAACTCCAGTTACCAGAAATTGCCTGGTCAAAGAACTTCTGCATCACAGCAACAATATTAATATACCCAGTGTTGTTAGGCATATCCCACAGAAGGGTATAATTGTTTTTAAGAGTCTGGTATTGCGGGACAATCTGTTTAAGCGGTCCCTTCTTGCTCTTCTTAACGGACAGATACCCTCTAGGTGGTTCGATTCCATTTGTTGCGTTTGACACAACGGAACTGCTCTCCGATGGCATTTGAGCAGACAGTGTTGAATGTCGTAATCCGAACTGTCTGATCGCTTCTCGTAGAGTTCCCCAATCAAGTGAAAGGTCATGTGGTACTAACTCGTCAACATCTTTTTTATATGTATCGATGGGCAAGATACCATGAGCATACTTGGTGCGATCAAAGTATCCACATGCACCTTTCTCTCTAGCAATCTGGTTGGATGACTTGAGCAGGTAGTATTGGAATGCTTCAGTCAGATCATGAACCGCTTTGGTTGCTTCAGGAGAGTCGTAGGAGTGCCCCTGCTTCGCCAGGAAGTGCGCTAGACCGATGTATCCGACACCAAGGGACCTTCGGTTGAGTGTGGACTCTCTCGCCGCTTTAACGGGGTACTCCTGGTAGTCGATGAGCTCTTCCAAACCTCGCACCGCAAGGTCACATAGATTCTCCATCTCCTCAAGATTTTTGAGCTTACCCACGTTAACGGCAGAAAGAATACACAGTGCAATTTCACCCTCCCCATCGATGTGTTGAATAGGATCTGTAGGCAGGGTGATCTCCTGACACAGATTAGACATGTTCACCTTGTCCAGGAAGGAACTGTGGGTGTTGCAGTGGTCGATGTTCATCAGGTAGATGCGACCAGTCTCTGCTCTCTCCTTCAGAAGATCCAGAATAAGTTCTTGAGCGCCGATAGTTTTGCGTGGAATAGATCCATCAGATTCATAAGATGTATAGAGATCATCAAACTCAACAGTGCCAAAAGCATCGTAAAGACCTGGGACATCGTGAGGTGAGAATAGGCTGATGTCTCCATCTTGGATGAATCGTTCATAGAACAACTTACTTAATTGAATACTGTAGTCTAGTTTACGAACACGATTGTCCTGCGTTCCTTTGTTGTTCTTCAGGACAATGATGTCCTCTATTTCTTGGTGCCAGATTGGGAAGTGGACAGTCGCGCTTCCACCGCGAATGCCATTTTGAGTGCAGCATCTGACAGTGCTCTCAAATTTTTTGAGGAATGGAATAACACCTGTGTGCGCGACTTCTCCACCTCGGATCTTACTGTTGACGCCACGGATTCTGCCTGCGTTGATACCGATGCCCGCCCTTTGTGCAACATATCTGCCGATAGCCATATCAGAACTAAAGATGCTATCGAGGGTGTCATCAGAATCAACAAGAACACAGCTAGCAAATTGTCGAAGTGGAGTTCGCACTCCTGCCATGATAGGTGTGGGAATGTTGATTCGGTGCTTGCTGATTGCGTCGTAGTATCGTCGGACATAATCGAGTCTCGTGGCGAGTGGGTATTCAGCGAAGAGAGTCAGTGCAATCAACATGTACATGTACTGTGGGGTCTCGTAGACCTCACCAGTGCTTCTGTCTTGTACAAGATACTTATCAACCACCTGGCGAAGACCAGCATAGGTAAACAAGTAGTCACGGTCGTGGTCAATCCAAGAATTAACCTTGACCCAATCTTCATCGCTATACTTATCTAGGATTTCTTCATCGTAGACTTTATTAACTGTAGCATTATAAGCAGCAACATCAAACACCGAAGGCATACCTTCCTTCCAGATGTTTTTATGGAATGCTTCCTTGCGTGTAGTGGCAAGGAGAAGGCGAGCAGCAACGAACTGATAGTTGGGGTGGTCCAGGTCAATCAAGTCGCTTGCAGAGCGAATAAGGATCTCCTGAATCTGTTCTGTGGTGATACCATCAAAGAACTGGATGCCAGAGTTCATCTCTACCTGACTAGAGGATACACCACCGAGACCTTTACATGCCTCGTCTACCATCTTGTGAATCTTTTCCAAGTTCAGGGATTCAACAGTCCCGTCACGCTTTTTTACGTTGATGCTCATACTTTCTTCCATGTGTTCAGTTTAAGTTTCGCTTCCAGACCACGGTAGGTATTAGATTCTACCATAGTTTGCACGTCATGTCCAGCAAGGTACATGTCGTTGATGTCTTTTTGTTTAACAGATGATGGCCAGATAACTACGGAGTAGCCTGAATCGATTGAGTTACTGATTCGCTGGACGATTTGTGGGTTGCGGGGTTCATTATCATAGACATAGCAGCAATCGTCAATAGTGCCATTAGGGACATGAACGTCACTTCCACACATAGCAATCGAATTGCGAAGGAACGTGCTGTCAAAGGGTCCTTCGGTGATGTATACTCTTTCATTAAAATTGATTCTGTCAAGACCAAAAATTTTAGGTTGCGATTCGTCAAGTATGATAGTAATGTATCGCAACTTGGTTCTAGGTGAGAGTGACCTCCCTTGGAAACCAAACATTACTTTGTCTGCTGTGTATAGTGGCAGAATAATACGTGGACCATCGCCTCTCATGTCATCGAATGTAGGCGTTTGTTCGTTAGTCCACTCCTTAAATTTGGGGGCGTATAAGAAGTAATCGAGATCTTTAATTTTTCGTTGCTCTAGATATTGCCTCGCTGGGTGAGAGTTATTTAGCTCGGAAATCTTCTGTAAACCAGACGTTGTTCTGAATACTGGTTTTTTGAATTCAAACTTTGGTTCAGGTGTATTACTTCCCTTGCCAGTAAGTCCATCACGGTATCTCTCCATGACATACTGACTGTGCAATTGAGGATCTTGATCCTTTAGAAAATTAGTAAACGTCCTACCAATGCCACAGTTGTGACACTTGTAAACATAGTCATTCTTCTTACGAAAGATGTACCCACGCGCCACAGTCTTCTTCTTTTTACTGTCGCCACAGTATGGGCACCTGAAATTATACAGGTCAGCCTTCTTCTTTTTAAATCTCTGGAGTTGGGGACTAACTAAACTGACGTACTTGCTGTCCAGGTAGCTCATTCACCATACCAATTACTGTTGTACCCACTATACCAGTATTACTGGTAGGAGTCAAGGGTCTAATCATAGGTGTAACCACTTGTGCAACTGCCACAAGAGTTGCCAAGACAGCACCAGCACCAACAACAAACTTCTGATTGGAGTCAACCTTCTTTTGAATTCTATCAATCCTATCGTGGATAATTCTAGAGTTCTTTTCTTCTTGTTCTTTCAACTCATCAATCATTTTGATGATGAGATCGTCAGTCCTTTCACTCTCGTCTAGTCTATTCTCATGGCGTTCGAGAATGACAGCGATCTTGTTACTATTGTCGGAGATAGTACCTACGGCTCTCTCAAGTTTATCCAACATTTCCTTGGATAAATCTTCGTAGATAGATAACTTTGACTCCAGCACTGCAAGTTTGCCTAGTCCAAATGCCATGGGATTCCTTGTCAGACGTTGCGGATAGCAAAGTCAAGGGCAGACTGATAGGTAGCAGCATCTTTGTTCAGCATGTAGCGGAACTGGGTCTGTTGCTCATCAGGCAGTTGTGCATAGCAAGCAGCGATACGCTTCGCTGAAAAATTGTCCAGGTTCTGTTCGGATCCATCACCGAATGTGATCTTGGCGAAGGATGCTTCCCCTGTTGGGTTGAGTTCAGAAGTTGCAACCTGTAGTGCAACGTCTAGAGCGTCCTGTTGTGCAGTGTTTTCAGTAATCATGTTAGTAGTCACTTCAGTTTCTTCTTTCTTGAGTTTCTTGGTTTGATCGGATGCTTTCTTTTTGAAGTCAGACATACGTGCCTTCATCAAAGTATCCATCTCTTTAGTTTTATTTTGCATCTTTGCTTTCGCTTCGCCGCGCTTCTTCTGCAGATCTTTAGCACGGTTCAGTTTTTTCATCTGACCGATCTGCTTCTGTGCTCTCTCGGTTTCCGAGGGCACTGCTTCAGAAATAGTTTGGGATTCTAGTTCTTCTTTCATTTTCTTACGGGACTGTATACGAGAGAGCATAGATTTCGCACCCTTGGTGCGACCGTCTACCTTGTCTTGATTTGCTTTCTTATATCTACGGTGAGACTTTGGGTTAACAAAGACGAACGCAGGCGGCATCTGCAAAGCAGCGCCGTCACCTGCCATCATTTCATTTACAGTAGATTTAGATTCTTCAGACATTCTTGATCAACGTCGATGTTTAGACTTTCGGGTAAACGATTCAGGACCAACATGAATGCTTTCAATGTGGACCAGTGTTTCGCCTCTATCTTATAAAACAACAGAGGCGTGGCAGCATCATCAAATACATTGTACATGACGATAATGTGGTTTAGGATGAGATGAACCTTCAACTCACCGTGCATTTCATAACGACGAAATAAACGTTTGACGCACTTAATCTTATTTAGATCTTTTTTAAAGTCGTCAAACGTAACCGAGTTCGGGTTATTATAATTTTGTATAGCAAACATCAACCAGTTGTCCTGGTTCAACTCATCGAACTTCATTTAGATCATTCTGCAGTTGTTAGAACTGCGGTAGCGGATGTGAGTTCTGCACCACCATTAGTGGAGTTGAGTTTAACTCTGTAGGATCCAGCATGATCCGCATCTGCATAAGAAGCAATAGCATAAGATGCACTAGTTGCACCAGAGATATTGGTCCAGCGACCTGCTGCAGATAGTTTCTGCCACTGATAGGTAAGAACAGAAGCGTCACCAGGAGGTGTAGCAGTACCAACAACCGAGAGGGTGTGAGCATCACCAACAGTAACTTCAGCAGTTGCAGGTTGAGTACCAATCGCAAGTGTTACAGATACATCTGCTGCAGCTGCGTCATCTGCCTGGGTCTCATTTGCATTTGCTTCAGGATCAGCAATGGTTACCAGCATCTCTGCCTTATGACGGGTGTTACCTTCACAATCAGTGTAGGTATAGTAAGACCACCAACCAGGAGCATTCAAACCACGCGCTTTGTTTTCAGCGAGTGCTGCTTCTGTGTCGTCGATAAAAAGAATTTGCTTTGCTTGGGACGATGGCGATACTCCAATACCTGCTTTGGTCTTGTTAGCATTGCTGTCCGTCTTTCCGTATAAGGACATGGGTTCAAGTTGCTATGGTTTAGTCTGAATATATTTATAAAAAAAGGGAGAGGCACACTACCTCCCCCTAGTATTAATCACTCTTCGCGAGCTTTAATTGCTGCAGTAACTGCTTCTAGAAGTTGATCGTCCATGTCAGTCTTGGTTAGTTTGACTGCTTTACCTAGGATAACTAGGCAGATATCGATCAACTTTTCTCCGAGCTCTTCGTTCTCGGGAATCTTTGCGACAGCATCAGTAATAATCTTTGATGCCAATGGGAGTAAGAATGCTAGCATGATTTTAGGGGCATAGTATACCCCTGTATTTAGTCTGCCTTCTTCTGACTCTTCATTGCCTTAAGAATGTACTTCTTATTTTTCTTGGAGTTCTCTTTATCCTCGGCAGCACCATCTTTAATTTGAGGCATCACCTCAACGGTTGCACCTTTCTTTGCAGGCTTGTCGTCGCATCCGCAAGCCTCATTCACTTTTTTTCTTCTTCGATCTCCTTGCGAAGTTCTGCCTGCTCCTTCATCTTCTTCTTGGTGTTGATGATCTTGGAGACCTTCTTACGACGTGCTAGAAGATACTTGTCAGACTTATCGTGGTCACCATCGTTGTCGATGTCCTTGTCTTCCTTGCCTACGGGATCGAGTTTCTTCTCGGAGATCTCTTCACCTTCGGGTTCAAATCCTGCCTTGACACAGTTGTCAACAGTCTTGCCACCCTTCTTCTTGGTGCCAGCGAGTTTGTATCCCTTCCAGCAAGCCTTACCATCGAGACCTTTTTTCTTACCTTCTTCGATTACTTCTCTTTCAAAGGTGAAAGTTTCACCATTGAGTTCAAAGGATACTTCTTCTTTCTTCACCTTTGTAGTATCTCTAATCTCTGCACCATGAGATTGCTTGACACCAGCACCTGTACGTAGGTCTGTTGCTGGGTCGGGAGCACCCGCTCCCTCCTTGGGATCCTTGGTTGCAAAGTTATCTTCGCCACCTTTCTTCTGAACTTCTGGGATAGAAGTAGATGCATCAGCACCACCTGCAGGACCAGGTGCTCCCAGTTCTTTCTTCTCTGGTGCTGGGATAGCAGTTGCGCTTTCCTCTAGTGTGGACTGTTGGAATCCTGCTCCACCCATCCACTTTGTATAGGAATCCATCAATGCCTCTGAATAGGCATCATTATGTTGAACACTATTGACTGGTTTCTGTCTTTCCATTATTGAAAATACTACTTTTCCTTTCTTTATTTATCGTATCAACTACTTGCACAGCGCGGATGTCTTTTACCCACGCTCTAAACATCTCACCAGACTCGGTAATTGCGATGACATAGTTAACACCAGACCTATGTATAACACCTTTCTGACCAGTAAGTGCATTGAAGATAGTATCACCTTCAGCAAACGTATCCGTCTGCCTATGCTGCTGACGAACTGCTTGCTCACGTAACTTTTTGAAGTCTTTCATTTAAAATTAGCTGGTAGTGCTTGTTTGATTTCCATCATCATTGCCATACAATCTTTATCATTCAAAGCTCTAGGTATACCAGATCTAAATGTTTTGAAGTCGCCAGCAAATGCTGCTCGACGCATCTTTGTTCCTGAAATAGCAAAAGTATCTCCGTCAGCATCTCTACTGCCAGAAGATTTGATCTCAAGTTTCCTAAAAGAGAACTCGGTTCCGTTGTATTTATGGAGGAATGACATGGCGTTGACCCTATCAGAACCTACAAGGAACACTGCCTCATTATACCCTGCCATCATAAGGTCTTGTAAGATCTCCACGGGTTGTTTAGGACCCGAAAAGATTTTACCCTTATGTTCTGGGAACATCTTCTCCATGTAGAATAGTTTACGATCAGGTGCGAGGGGATTCTTTCCTTTAGTGTCGTGGGATTGAGAAATATAAATGCGATAATCGTGTCGTCCTGCTGCACGTTTCACTCCGTCAAAGTTTTCTTTATGTCCTGTAGTAGGTGGTTGGAATCTGCCGAAAGTAAAGTAGCAGGTCTTACAGTTTAACGCCATTGCTTTTGTATCGTGAAGTTGTTGTAGGCAAACTCAAAGCGATTGACAAACTTAATCATGCTGCCATCTTTGTGCATAACATATCCTTCAGGTGTCGTCACCTTATATCCATTGTCTGTCTGGACATAGGTTCTGAACTCTTCTAGGTGGTCCAGTTTATCTATAACCATTTGCTTAAGGTCTTGCAACTCTTTGTACAGAGCAATCATTGCTTTAAACTTGTAGACATTATCTAGGAGATAGTTCTCACTCTGATATACCAGAGCACACTTCTTGGTTCTGTTAGCAACTGTCTTGATCTTTGCCAACTCCTTCTGCATCTTCTCATCGTAGAAGTTTACCAGGGCATTGACCGTTTCGTCCACGTTCGTAATTTGTGTACCAGCTCTAACTTCTGAATTGAAGAACTGTTTGATGTATGTAGAGATGTGGAATTTCTTATCGCCTGTGCTACCCATATTGGAAACAAGATCGTCAAGAAAATCACCAGCAAGGGAACACATACGTTCGATCTTTTGTACATGGTTGTCAAAGCGTTGTAATTCTTGTTGACTAAAACCAACTCGATTCATTGGCGTATCATTCTTGATCACCAATGCATCTTGAGAACCAGTAACATCTGCACCTGCTCTTGCCTGCATCTCCGACAAGATATCTCCAGTGTAATGTGTGTGGAATACCACTCCTATTTTAGCAGTCTTCGCTGCTTTTCCAATAGGATGATCTGTGGGTATACCATATGTAATAGTATTAGGACGGAAAGTGTACAGTCTTTCACCATTTACCGTCTCTGTTTTCAAGTCACTTGTAAACAAGAGGTCACCTTGCACGACACCCTTGATACCTAGTTGACTAAAGTATCTTAAAGAGAACTTTAGTTTCTCTGCCAGGTCACCAGAGTACAGCATGTCGATCTTTGCTTCTGATGCACAGATTTTTGGTTCTGTTTTGTTGAACACAGACTTGGTTCCAACAAAGAAGTACCCATGCTCTGGATGTGTACCACAGATAACAGACGGAGCACCATCCCATTTAGTTTGCATGAAACCTTGAGACTCCTGATGACCTAACATCTTGCGAAGTTCTTTCAGGAAAGAGACTGCTGCTTTGCATCCATCGACGCCGTAGTTTAGCATCTCATCTTCCAGGTGCTCTAGGTGCTTGAGCTGTTTAATGTTGGACATTACTCTGACTCTACCCCCTTATCGATAGAACCTGGCCAAGGAGCAACACTCATCTTCAGTCCTGTTGCTAACTGTGTACCAGAGAACTTAAATCTGATCTGAACAATCTGTTTGTCGCCTGCTTTTACACCGATAGTATAACCATCATCACCCCCTAGGTTCTCATACTTGAGTGGTTTATTTTTTCTTACCAGTGCCTCAAACTTTGCATTGCCTAGTGGGTCATCTACTGTTGCCTGAACATTTGTTATAGTTTTATCAGATCTACCAGTCACCTTGACATACTTGGGCAACTTATCTGTGTCCAACAACTCGTCAAGGATATACATTTTGATGTCAATATCACCCATCTTGGTAAATGCATCCTTCAAAATGTCTCTACATCCACCAAGAATGAATTTAGTATACTTGTCATTGACAACCTTAAATTCTGGATCATCTTTCAATGCTTTTACTTTCTCTTTATTGAGATACTTACCAGAATATGGGACACTAGACTCCTTATGTGCTGCTGCAACACCTTCTTCCAGTAACTTTTGGAACACGCCAGGTTGACCAATGAAGTCTTCGATCTTACCCATGCCTGGGTTCTTCACAGGTGCCTCTTGAGTCAGTGTTTTGAGCAAAGATTTAGCAGATAACCCTAGATAAGGATCATCATATCTAGTTGATGATTTAAATTTTACCAACACGTCAGTGGGATTGTTCTTACTCTCCTTCACATAGGTAGACGTGTACTTACCAGGTAAACTTCTGTAATTAAAAGACGATTTGGCAGTCCAATATACCTTATCTACACCAGTATATCCATGCTTACCCGCCCACTCTAGAAACTTGTCTGCCATGACTTCTGCCTGGGCAATACGAGCTTTCAATTCATCAGGTTTTTTAGACAGTTTTGCTACACGGTCATCATAAACTCCCTTGTCCGTAGCATCCAGACCACCAGTCCATTTCTGTCCATTAAGATACCAGGCACAGTGCAGTTCATTGACATCAGCACTAATATTTTCTGCCATAAAAAATACCTCCCCTAGTATTTAGAGGAGGTATGAAGGTTAGGTAGATTCTTTACCAAGATACTCGTGGTTAAGTGTGTAGTTGTGCTTGTGCTCTTTGGTGAGGAGGTAGTATCCAATGATGTTACTACCGTCATCACGCCACCCATACCCGATCAGTGCTTCTTTGATGCCATTCCAATCGGGTGTCTTGTCACTGTGCAGATAGTGGTTAAACTTCTCATGCAGATTGATCATAGGGTGGTTGCGTCTGTATATATTTTATCAGGAAACCAGCACAAATGTGGATCTCTTAATGAATTTTTAACGATCATCCTCGGCACGGTGTTCGGAGTAGTAGATGTCAAACTGCCCACCAGGATACCGCTTCTCCAGTTTCTTGACGTTAGTCTCGATCACTTCCTCAAAGGAGACACCCAGTGCTTGAGTTGCTTGAGCGACATACCACAGCAGGTCACCCAGTTCAATGATCATGTGCTCTCGGTTGTCCTCATTAAAGGGTTTACCTTGGAACACCATCTTCTTAATGATCTCCAAGAACTCACCACCTTCAGCATTGATCCCAACACCAGCAGTAAGAAGACGCTCAATGTTGGCACCCTTTCTATCAAGTTCAACAATGCGGTCAGCAAAGTCAACAAAGTTTGTTGAAGCATCGGACGTAACACCCGATACAAACTTTTCATAGCGTGAGAAATTGATTGTCATGTTAGATTACGAATTGAGAGAATTTGTCTAGTCTAGATTGCCTGTCGGAGATGTCCTCCAGGCGGTCGAAGGTCTCCTCTTCAGGAGTGTCAGAAGTGATGTCTGCGTCAGTGTCATCAACATTATACAACTTCATCTTCGACCTGTCAATCCCCACCGTGAAACGACGGTAATAGGTGAGGTCGTTGTATCTGTTCTTAAGTTGTTTAACAATAATGCGACCTGACTTCTCAAGTTCTTCAGTAGATATGAGAGCGAGCATAAGGTCAGCAGTGGCGGGTAGACCAAAAGACTCACTAGTATCAGTGAGATCGACATCACTATTGCCGAAACCACTACGAGTGGTTTGAGTAGCAGATACAATAGGAAGGTCATGCTCGACAGCAAGACCACGAAGCTCTTCTGCAATCGCTTTGACATAGGTATATGAATTGACAATGTGACCTTTGTAGCGAGACGAGGCACAGATATTCAGATAGTCAATGAAGATGATGTTAGGACGGAAGTCTTTCTTCAAAGCGAGATCACTCAACAATGATTTGAAGTGACCAGAGTGTGCAGATGCAGTAGGATACTCCTTGATAATAAGTTTACCTTGAGATTTCCTACCGATCTCATTGACTCGATTCTCGAAGATTGTTTGAGGCATTGTAGCAATGTCTTTGATATTGACGTTCAACAAGTTAGCGTCAATACGTTCAGCAATCTTCTCTTCTGCCATCTCCAGTGTGATGTACAGCACGTTGAATCCAATGGATAAACATGATGCTGCCATGTGACACATGAACAAAGACTTACCTACGCCTGTGCCTGCGAGTGCAATGTTCAGTGACTTGTTAGGCAGACCACCTTTGGTAATGACATTCAGTTTCTCAATGTCAAATGGAATCTTGTTCTCTTCCAGGTGGTAGTAATCATATCGATCAGTTACCTGCTCGATGTAGTCGTGTCCGATGTGTTCGTCGAACGATACTGCGAGAGCGTTCTGTAGAATTGAGGGGATCGCATCCTTTGATACTTCCTTATCACCTCCTCCCTCTGCGATTTTGATAGACTCAAGTAGGGCGTTGTAGACTGCCCTCTCCTGACACCACTTCTCCGTAGTGTCAACCAACCACTTCGTCTCGATATAATCTTCAGACATCTTGTCCAAAGACGAGACACATTCACCATGAGTTTCTTCAGTAAGGTCATTACGTTGATTGAGATTGATAATTAGGACTTCTTTAGTCGGATACTTATCATACTTGTTAGAAAAATCTTGAATCTCTTCAAAGAGAACTCGCTCTGATAATTCTTGAAAGTATTCTCCCTTGATGAAGGGAACTACCTTACGAAAATACTCCTCATTGCAAAGCAGGTTCCTCAAAATTGAGAGTTCAAGCTTCTCCGTCATCGTCAGCTCCGTACAAGAATGTCTTCTGTGCCTGTTTATCTAGTTCGGCAAGAACTTCGGGTGTGAAATACTGCTCGGGGTCTTTCAGGATCTGTTTGGCATAGACTTTCTTGCCGTCGATTTCATATCGACCAGCAACATTCTTCCACAGACCTGCTGCCTCACCGAGCTCAAGCAATCCATAGTGTTGTTCCAGACCACGTTCATCAAAGAACAGTCTTGTTTCGATCTTGGAACCCTCGCGGGTCAGACGAGACTTTTTAGCCTCGCATTTGATAATGTTTCCAACGAGTACCGTTCCATCTTTTTCCTTTTTCTTTCCGAGATAAACGATTGTAGAGGCGGAATATTTGAGACCACTTCCTCCTCCCATTTCCTTTGTAGGAACGTAAGCGCCGACGACATCATAGGTGTGATTGGTAACCAACATTGGTATATTAGCCATTCCAAGCTTGAGTGTAAGGATTCTGAAGCAAGACTTAATAAGTTGTGCCTTGGTCATGTCGCGAACGTTCTTGTCGTTCGACGCATCCTCAACCTCTTTGTTGGTGGCTAGCATACCAAGAGAGTCTAACACAAACATCATGGGAACGCGCTCTGATTTGGGCGTTTCCATATATTTGTCCACGATCCGAACAGACTGGGTTCGGAACTCTTCAATAGTATTGACAGGCATGATGATCAGACGCTTGGAATCAATGCCACGACTCTCGATCATCTGCCTACTAATGGCAGACTCGGTTTCAAAATAAATGACGCCAGCGTTAGGATTAGAATCAAGGAAAGAGCGAACGACAGAGAGGCAAAAGAAAGTCTTTCCAGTCCCCGATTCTCCTGCCAAGGCTGTAATTTTGTTGGAAGGAATACCTCCAAAAATGCTGCCACTAACCAGGGCATTAAAGATATAACTACCAGTATCAACAAAAGTTTCAACGTCACCAGCAGCAATGCCATCAGATGCACGAGAAGCAAATTCATTCTTGGTGTCCTTCAGGATAGAAGATAAGAAATCCATAATTAAACAAAGAGTGATAGTAGTGAGGTGGTTCTTTCGGAGTTCCAACCGATACAGTTTAGCACATTCTTGAGCGGATCGTAAAACGACTTCTCGAACTGCATTTTGTGGTCGATGTACTTCTCAATCTGGAACTCGGTAGGGATTCTACCCATGAAAGAGATAGTGTTTTCCATGATGGGGTTGGGAATCTTCAAGTATAAGAACTTGATCTTCTCACCCTCTTGGATACGAGCATGCTTATGCTCTACCTTGTGCTTCTTAAGATACCAGTTATACAACAGAGCACCACGCACATGAATTGGTGTTCCCTTCTCGTAGATGTCAGTACGAGAACTATATTTCTTGAGGTTGTTTACACCACGAGGGAAAGCAATGTCCTGGTAGTCTTGTTTCTTTGTCTCTTGCTTAACTTCCTCAATAAAATCAATGATGTCATCATTGGTGCCATTGATGATGATAGTGTATGCCTTGAGAAGTTTGTCTCGGAAGAACGCAGGAGTAGATGAACGTGCCGTCTCCATGCCACAGATCTTCATCTTGGGTTCGGAGTAGCGAACACCCTCACTGTCCCAGACGTTGAGGATATATCGTTTCTTGGCAGTCCAGATACCCTTGGAAGCGATGTTCTCCCGCTTCATCTTCATCTTCTGCGAGTATGCCCGAACATAAGTGGCGAGCTCTTGGTAAGAACTTTCAATAAACTTCTCAAATTCCACCTCACACACCTTGTTAAGGAACCCAACAATGACTTCATCATCTGCCTCTCGTCCCTCGAATACCTTTTGCACCAAAGGACCCAGGTTAAGGTACATAGAATCGGTGTCGCAAGCAATAACGTAATCAATGTCATTTGTCTTCAGAATTTTGTTCAGATATGCGTTGGTCTTGTCACTGATCCAGCGGATAGACAACTGACCTGATAGTGTGATTGCTTCTGCAATCTCCAGACGATAGTAACGGAAGTGTTCATTGCCGATAGCACCATAAGCACTGTTCAACTGAATCTTCCTTGCCATCTGGATGTTGTTACAGCGAGAGATTTCCTTCTGCAGTTCAACGGTGGGAGTCTTTTCATACTGCTGCTTGGCAGCGAGCATCTTCTTCTTGTAGATGGTTCGTTCTTGATAGATCTTCTCCATCAGTTTGGGAAGGAATCCCTGCTTCTTGGTGGTGTAGTAGGTGCCGTTAGCACACAGTGTGACCCCCTCCAAGGCGCTTGTGTCTACCTCTTGGGCAAGTAGTCTATCGACGTTTGCAGACGGGTGACGGCGGGGTAGCAGCGTCTCTGGCGAGAGGTTGTACTGCATAATGAGGTGAGGGTATAGGGAGTTGAGGTCAAAACTGACCACCCAGTCATAAATCCCTGGCACAGGTTCCTTAACGTAGGCACCAGCATACTTGTCACTCTTTGTGTTGGCATGTTTAGGGGGAATCGCAATGTTCTGACGAGCAAGATAGACATAAATGATGTTGTCCCACATTCGTACCTGTGAGTACACATCCTCAAAGTTTACTTTGGCATCATATGCCATGGTGATAGCAAGTTCTAGGAGTTTCATCTTGTCATCCAACCTGTCAACCAGGCGAACGTCAATGATGTTGTACTCTACAAACTTCTGCCAGTCTTTTGTATAGAACTCTTTGAAGGTGTCATACTCACTGTGGTCAAGTTTCTTCTGACCCAGTTCCACGAATGCAATATGATCTAGACGATAGGACTCTTGGTTGGTGTAAGTGAACTTACGATACAACTCAAGATAGTCTAGCGTAGCAACACCAGTGATGTCATAGGCAAGTTGCTCTCGACCTTTGATAAAGATCTTGCGTGGATAGATGTTCTTCCAAGGAGACAGGACCTTTGCAGATCCTGCACCAAGGATACGCTCAACGCGACCTACAATATAGGGCATATCGAACAACTGTACGTTCCACCCTGTGATAACATCAGGACAGTTTGCCTGCCAGTCATGCAGGAATGCATTCAGCAGACCTTCTTCGGTCTGGAAATGCATGTAGTTCACATCCTTCTCTGTACTGATGAAAGGACGTGAACCATATACAGTAATCTTGCCAGTTGTGGAGTCTTTAATACTAATGAGTAGAATTTCTTGGTCAGCAGACTCAATGTCTGGGAAACCATTTTCAGCACCAGTCTCGATGTCAAGTGTGAAGACTCTGATCTTGTTCATGTCCCACTTCATGTCCTCATCAGGGTACGTCTCGAAGATGTACTGATTGAGGAACCGAGTCTGACCACAGATCTCAAAGTCAGGGAGCTCTTTATGAGTCTCGATGAACTGTTTAGCGTCCCTAATAGTGCCCTGTTTGACAGGGCGAACACACTTGTTATCCAATGTTCTCCACTTCTCTTGTTTTTGAGAAGGAAGGTACAGTGTGGGGTTGAACTTGACTCGATCTTCAAACCGTAGTCCATGGTCATACCCACGGACTAGGATGGTGTTACCTGTCTGCTCGACACTGGTGTAAAACTTCATTCAGATTTCATTTCGTAAAAAAGCGATGCGGTTTTGCCATCAGGTTCAGCAATCAAAGTGATGTCTGAAGATCTGACCGCCAACTCACGTTCATCGGAGTAAGGTGGGAAGGACGTGAGACCGTCCTCCGTCACCTCATAGGGGTATTTTAGCACACAATCGGGATCCCCGAACTCAACGCCAGGGATCTCTTCAACTTCGCTGATCAACCAGCGACTCTCAAACCGAAGCAGTTTCAGCATCAGGCACCTCCTCGGAAGGAACGAAACCAGTTTCTGCAGCGGCTGCTACTGCCTCTGCCTGTGCTTCTTCTACAGCGACTGCTTGAGCAACTGTCTGTACATATGCTTGCTCAAGACCAGCATCAACCGTGCCTACAGCAAGGACAGCAGCGAAAGGAATCTTGAACTGGGTGTCAGCAGAGTAGGGCAACCACTTGTTAAAGCGGACCTGAACATCTTGACCATTGGGACCAGGTTCTTCAGACTTTTCGATCTGCAGGGTGTAAGGACGGATCATGACAAGGCACACAGGCTTGCCATCTTCTTTGTTTTCCTCCCGAACTTCTTGGAGATCACAGATGATCTTCTCTCCAGTAGCGTTGAGGACTACAATAGCGTTTGCCATAACGGAAAAATAGTGAACGACATAATTTTACCACAAAAAAATGGGGGTGTCAACTGGATTTTGCCAGTTACCCCCGTGCGGCGACGATATGAAATTATTTATTCGAGTAACAACTCTTTATTGCCAGAGATATCATAAACAATCTTACGCTGATGTTCTGGAATGTACCTGTTTAGATGAACTACCAGCATTCCATCTACGAACGAGACTTGATCGACTTTAACATCGTCCGAGAGTTGCCACGTATTGACAAAGGATCGTCTCGATACTCCACGGTGGAGATACTGGACATCAGGATCTCTCTTTGCATCTTTTGTGGCAACTTTGAGAAGGTTTGATTCTGTAGAGACTTCAATCTCCTCTGGTTTAAATCCTGCCAGAGCAATTTCAATAGTAAACTTACTGTTGTCATGCTTGATTAAGTTGTAGGGCGGGTAGTTAGTATTATGTGAGGTCATACTATCTAGGCGATGAAAAATATCATCGAGCCCAACAAAGTGAGGGGAATATACATCCCAGGCGTACTTGTTCATGAGTAACTCCTATAATTAGCGAGTGTTTTTGTGTGGACCCCGAAGGCATCCTTTGGCGTAAAAGGGGGACCTAGGTCCCACACCTTCTACACTACTAATTATAAGAGCACATAAAAAAAGTGTGGTAGTATTTACCACACTTTTAAAGATTGGTTACCTACACCTCGGTCTTTTTACGACCAATATTATACTTGGACTCTAGAATCCAATCATCTTTATCTTTAAATGATAGGACTTTGATCTGATTCAAGGGTGCAATATCTTCAATACGTTCTGCTTCCACCACAGATACTAGACCCCAGTCCGACAGTAACTGTGCAATACGATTACGTCTCTGGACATCGTTCTGTGTCAGGTTCGTCTTCTTGCCGTCAAGTGCGAAGAGTTCCTTAAAGTGAACAATGTAGTATCTGCCCTGCTTATGAAGGATGTGGCAAGACTGGTACAGTTTGCGTTCTTTTCTAGAAGCAACACCGATACGGGTAAGAGTCTCACGAACCTTCAGGAAATCATCTGGTTCAGACAGACTCACTTCTACCATGTCCGAAGGTTGCCACTGTACTTCAATTTCAGTTGTCATCTTATTCCGCCTGTATCTAATAGTTTGGCTATCTGTTCAAGATCAGAATTCGTGAGGATACGTAGAGCGGCTAGTGCTTTGTTATGGTTATATCCATAATATTGCTTAACCAATTCAAGATGCTCAAGAGTTTCTTTCTTTGCCCAAGGAGCGTAACGCTTCCTAGGTTTCAAACTATTTATATAAAAGTCATATTGCATCTTCTTATCTAATTCAGCATGCTTATTCATTTCGTTAGCGAACAAGACAGCATCAGTATGCTGTGCCATGCATTTATTGATAATAAAAGGAGGGTAACCTGCTACGGCACCCTCATCAGCGTCCATGATATTCTTCTTGGACTGGTTAATTGAATACAGATAATCTGTAAGTTTGTAACTCATAGTTTAGCAGTAACTCCTAAAACTTTAGCGTTGGGATTACGAGCAAGAGCAACCTCTCGTGCTTCTTGGTAGTCGCGAGCAATCACCTGTTCAGTAAAGACGGTGCCTGCGACATAGAGTTTGACTTCACACTTCATAGTTAGTTAGGACGAGTTCCTTGCGAGACGCTTGATCTGTATTATAACTCCCCACGGAGCGCATGGTGTATGTATGTGCAAATTCTCCTACTGTCCACCCTTGGAATCGTTCTTTGATAAGAGCAGACGAGTTGTAAGATATGCATTGAGGACCAACAAACCGATCACAATCGCTAGCGAAGGCATCATGATCGAAGGACTTGTGCATAGACCCTTTCCGTCCATAGAGGTTATCTCTAATATCATATGGGGGGTCGAGGTATGTGAATACGTCTCTGTTATCTGTGAGGAGCTTTTCATAAGAAAGGTTAGTAATTTTCCAGTTCTGAATCAGTTCTCCGAATTGAGGTATTCTATCAATTCCACGCATCGAGAAATTGCTTTCTGACGCTTGCTTGCTGAAGGAGCTGGATTCAGTGAGACCAGAAAAAGAGCACTTGTTAACAACGTAAAAACTAATAGCACGAGTAAGTTGGGATGCTTGATCATCGTTTACTTTTTCCTTTGCTTGGTTGAATAAAACTCTAGCAGATGCAGGTTCACAGTAACGATACTTAAGTTGTACCAGTTGATCTCGCATCGCTCTGCCGTTGTCACGCACTTCACACCAGAAGTTATACAACGGTTCATACAAATCGTTGACCCAGATATCCATCTTGGGATAGCGTTTTGTTATCTCGATGGCAACACTACCACCACCGAGAAATGGTTCACGATACTCTTTTACCTGGGAAAGGTCTGGGAGGAATTGGAACAGTTTGCTTACTGCCCTGCTTTTCCCTCCTGGGTATCGCAATGGTGTCTTGAGTGACTTCATAATCAGGATGGTTGTACTTCAAATATTCCCAAAAGGTCAGTTTCATTTCCTTATCGGTCATCCCGCAGTGCCGAGCAGCAGCGGGAAGATTCATTGTAGCATGGAAGAGACCCTCATTCGCTTCCTTCACATTCTGGGGAGTAGTTTTCTTCTTCATCGACATAACCTGCAAATTCAAATTCTTCAATTTCACTTACAGGAACTTCATGTTCACCAGCAACTAGATACCAGTGATGTCCTGCACGTTCTCCCAGATATTTCATCTGGTCTTCAGCAAACACATGCTCTCGCAATGCTGCTTGAATCTTAAGGTGAAGGAGTTCTTCGTTAGATGGTACGTTCATTAGATCAGACAATCAGTTTCTTCTTGGGTGTGATCACAGTAGAGAACAGTCCTTCATACTGCTCTGCCAGGTCAGGGTTGGGTTCAGTGACATACACAATGTAGTCTTTAGCAATCCTGATGGGGATTCCTTCCTTGGCGATTGGTGCCCATGGAGCAAATCCAATGTGCCCTTCGCGAGCAGGCACTGCTACCACAATGTTCTCACATTGATAAGCATCATCAGTTTCTTCTGCAATGGTGGTGAGAATGTCCTCACCAGAATACAGACGCATCAATACAGTTTCACTCATCTCTCAAATAGGTAGCAATAAGGGCAATTCTCCTTCCATTAGAAGAAGACTCATGACAATGTTGGTAAGAACCATCGAAGGTGACTGCCTTGTCTTCCTTGGGAGTCACACTATACTCATTATCATCGTCATCATACACCAAAGTTCTGCCTTTGTCAAACTTGTTTAAGTAAACAATCAGATTCTCGTGCGGATATTCATGGTCAACATGCCTGACACTAGTTCCCTCGGTGTCAAAGACTAGGTTGACAGCAATGCGATAGAACGTGTGTACTTCTATCTCATTCATACCCAAAATTTGTTGGCAAACAAACGCTGCTAAAGGCGTATGCTCACTCAACGATTTGGTATATGGATTCTCCTGCCCTGGTCTCGCTAGGAAGCAGTGAGACATCAGGTGCAGGTCATCGGTTTGATTCTGGATGGTTGTTCCATAGTAATTCCATGGAAAATTAGGAGACATAATAGTCTCCTTCAACCGTTTGTACGCTTCTGTCTTGTAGTTTTTGAGCGTTGTGATCATTTGAAGTCTGGATTAATCCATTGAGACTCTTTGCCATTGCGTTCAACAATAACACAGAATGCGTCTGGATTTTCAGCTTTCATTTTTCTCAAAATTGAGTCTGTTCCTTGGTGATGACTAGGCATCTTGTAATGGAACTCACGCATCCGTGATTCAGTGTAGTAGATGGTTACGTGGAATGCATTTACGGTCATAGTTTCATTTAAAGTCGCAAGCAAGCATGACTTCAGTTAGACATGCAAGTAAATTAATTTCTTGATCAGCAACGAATGCGATCTGGTACTGATACTTGGCGATAATCAGCACTGCTTCTGGGATGTACTTGGGTTTGACATTTGCATAAAGAACATCATAGATCTTACGCATGACAATGTTTGGATCATTGTCAATGTTGTCTGTCACCCATCGTTTGATAGTGGTGAACTCCTTGTTCTTCATCGCTTTCACAAGGTCATCCAGTTTGATGTCAGCAATATCAACCAGAATATCTGTGTTGATAGCACCAGCAGCAGCGTGGCGCTGACACTCATTGATCAAACGACGCCAGTCTGGGTAGTATCGTCCAATAAGTTTGAAGACAACCTCATCCACATACTCACAATCATTCTCCTCCAAGATGTTCTTCAAACGTTTGTAGAACTTCATCTGAAGACCAGCTTGATCACTCTTCTTGATCTTGAAGTCAACCACGGTGCATCGAGAATGCAGTGGTTCGATGATCTTGTTAGGGAAGTTGCAAGTAAAGATGAACCGACAGTTGCTGTGGAACTCTTCTATAGCGGTCCTCAAGGACAGTTGAACGTCAGTAGTGGTGTTGTCTGCCTCATCAATGATAACGACCTTGTGGGCGCTGCTAGAGGACAGAGAGACGGTACTAGCAAAGTTTCTGACCCTGGTACGAACCGTGTCTAGGAAGCGACCTTCGTCACTACCATTGATCACGATGTAAGAGGCACCAATCTCCTCACACAATGCCTTCGCAACAGTGGTTTTACCAATGCCTGCAGTGCCAGGAAGCAGCAGGTTAGGGATCTCACCCTGTTCAACGAAACCTTTGAACACATCGAGAATGTTCTTGGGGAGAATACAGTCATCAATAGTGTGAGGACGGTACTGTTCTACCCATAAAAATTTCTTTTCCATCAAGGTTCAAGTGCGATAAGGTATTTCAAGTCAAGACGCTGGTGCTTCCAGATGCTAGCCCACTTCTCTTTAACCTGAACATGGTAGTCACCTGTGTACAGACGCAGGTTCTCCATCTTCATGTGAAGGTGGAACTCGCCAGTGGTATTACCAATGACATGCTGCTCGTAAACGTTGCAGGTGTCATCTTCTTTGTCATAGAGTTTGATAGTGATCTTGCCATCCGCATCAGAGCAGAACGCAAGGTCGGGAAGAGAATACACCTGGGATGCTTTCTGCAATCCCTGAATATCTTCTTGAGAAATGTTGAACTCAAGGTCAGTTTCAGGGTCAGCGATGTCTTTCTCTGGTGCTGCCTTTAGAGTGATCTCTGGATCAGAGAAGTAGTAACGAGCTTTCCTGCCATTACCAACAATGTTCACATACTTGTTGCTTTCAAACTCAAGAATTGGTGTATCGAATAGACTCAATCCAGACAAGAATTCTGACAGGTCATAGATACCAAAACTTTGAGGGAAGGTTTCTTCGCATTTGAACTGGGAGACAACATTCTCACCAACACTAATGGTCTTGAGAGTATTACCCGCACGAATCATGATAGAAGCATTGATCGTACAAAAGTTCTTCAGGATTTGGTGGGTATCTCTAGATAGAATCAGTTTGCTCATTGATTGTAAGGTTCAGTAACGTTGGTCTTGTCAGAGAAATGAAGGAGAAGAAGACCGTAGTGAAGGATCTTTACGATGTCACGACGGGCAGTTCCTTTCTTGTCGTACCGAGAAGCATACTTGAGGATGTTGGAGCGACAGAATGCCTCTGCATCACCACATGCTTCGATAAGATCTAACGTTTGAATACTGTCGTTACCAGCAGAATAGTGTTGTCCATATGTACTTGCGATATAGTCACGTAGCTCCTTTAACAGAGCATCTTCATTATATTTGAAAGTCATGCTTGATAGATGTACTTCAATTGATCATGATAGCACCTCTGTACGGATCCGTCAAGGGTCTGAACGTAGAGTTCCAGACCCGTACCGCCGAGGATTTTGACTGATTGACCTGTATTCAGCAGTGCAATACTGCCGATGTACTTATGCATCTTGGTCAGGTGATTCGGCATTCTCATCGATTTTGTCGTAGAGTTCAATAAAGGACGTTTTGGTTTCTTCGTCGAAGCGATTGGTGCAGACTTCGATAGACTTCATACGCTTACCGAAAATCTTGTACGCTTGGACGATGTGGACCAGGCGACGGGTGCTGATCACCTCATCGATACCACCATCACGAAAGGTCTTACGGATGATGTCTGCCCAGACTACCAGTTTGGTGACGAATTCTTCATCCTCACACAGTTTAGAGAGAATCTTTCCTTCAGTTGAAGGAGTAGGATACTCTTGCTCGAAGGTGATGGGGAATCGCTCAAGGAACGCTTCGTTCAGAACGTTGGTGCCAATGAAGCGACCGTCATCAGAACCCTTACCCTTGGTGTTGGCAGTAGCAACCACAGTGAATCCTTCAGTGGGTTGAACAAACTTACCAATTTTCTTCAGAAAGATTCCCTTTCCTTCGAGCACGGATTGTAGACAAAGGATTTTGCTGGAGGCAAGGTCAATCTCGTCAAGGAGCAGGACCGCACCGCGTTGTAACGCTTCGATGACTGGACCGTTATGCCATACAGTGTTGCCGTCCACAAGACGAAACCCACCAATAAGATCGTCTTCATCAGTTTCTACAGTAATGTTTACACGAATCAGTTCGCGTCCGAGTTGGGCACACGCTTGCTCGACACCGAACGTTTTACCATTGCCCGAGAGACCCGTGATAAACGCAGGGTAGAAGAGACGGGACTTAATAATTTTTTTAATATCAGTGAAATCACCAAACTGGACGAAGGAATCATCTTTCTGGGGAATAAGGTTCAGTTCTACTGCAGGTTCTGCAGCGGGTGCGTTGTATTGTACCTCAATTTCTTGGGCAGTGAGACTCCACTTGCCATATCCAACCTTGTATTGATCAAGGCGTTTGCAAATGGTGGGGTAGGAAACTCCAAACTCGTCAGCAGCTTTCAGAACTGCTTGACTACCAAACTCATTACCAAAGTTGTCGGAGATGTACTGGGTGAGAGCAGCGGGATCGATGTTAGCGGAGCGTGGCATTGGTCTTTGTGTCGATGAACTTATTATAGGGCATGATGCCCCTGAAACCAGGGGCAGTGGACGGTTTACTAGGCGACCACATCAACAAAGGAGGACAAGACTTTCTTGTTTGTAGTCTTTGCCTTCAGCATAGACTTGAATGCCTTGGTGATCTGTGCCTTGGAAGCACCTTCGTCAACATCAAACTCGGAAGATTGGTTGACTGCAGTGGATGCGATCAGGTACAGGGACTGGAATCCAAGTTGATGGGTGAAGACGAAAGACTTCTCCTTTCTCCACTTCTTAAGAACATTGTCAGCAGTTTCATTGTATGTATTTCGATACAAGTACGAAAAATCACCACCAGTGAGGATTCGGAAACCAATGAAGTTAACGTCAGGGAAGTTTTGACGCAGGTTTTCTAGCAAGAGAGTGGTGATACTGTCATTAAAATTGTGTCCAACAGGGCGAGAAACGTGTCCAGTCTTACGATCACGCAGTCGGACGTTGCTAGACACAGCACGTTGACCCCAGTAGCAGTGAATGTTGTCAGCTTTGATGGAGACATTGTAGCTGATGTTGTTTGACTCACCATCAGTCAGAATCACAGTGTTGATCTTCTGAACACCAGTCATTCTCTTGAACATGGGGATGATTTCATGCATCGCGATGATGGATTCATTCAGTGGAGTGCCACTCAAGTCCAAACCAGCAGGTGTAGTGACACCATACATGTTCATGAAGTAACTGATGCTGAACAGATTGCAGCACTGACGATCAAAATTCTTGGTGTTGGCACGAGATGACAGCACATTAAGGAGAGAAAAACGCTTGTGGAAGACAAGTTTGTTCTCTTCTTTCACACATTTCTCTTCCACTACTGTCGGATCATAGTCATGCTCATCTGGGTCAAGGAAGCGACGATTCCACTCATAAGTGAAGGCATAAACCTCAAA